TCGCGCTGTTGTAGTAGCCGCAAACGCTGCTGTCCCCGCTGGCCTTGGTAAACGATCCATACGCACCAATGGCGTGAGTGTTCGTCGGTAATGAATTCTGTAGAACGTTAGAATTCAACCACTTGGTAGTGTTGTTGGCTTGGCCCAGTCCGAGCTTGCGGCTATAGTCAGCGCTCACGAATCCGTTATTTGTCGGCGCAGCTCCCCGCAGCGGCAACAGCGCCCCGGTGAGCGTGCGCGCTCCAGACGGGAGCAGCAATTGCAATGCTGGCGTCCATAGGCTATTTGTTTTCAGGGCCAGCACCAGGGTATTGACCGCATCGCGGACGCCGCTCTCCAGCGCCTGCCCATCGGCGGCCTCAACCGCCGTGATGTATGCCTGTGCATCAGGGTCGTAGGTCGGTGCCAGCAGTAGCGAATTCCCCCACCATTCCATGATCAGACCCTCCGCGATGGCAGGGCCACTTTCGCCCCGGCGCCTGCTGTGCTGCTGCCGATCTGGGTGCACAGAAACGCGACTGATGATCCCTGGGTGATCACCTGCCCAGCCGCAACAAACGCAGCAGAAAACACCCCGGCAACCGCTGCTGTATCGCTTCCCTGTTCAGTCGCATCAATCGTCGGCAACGTTGAAAAAATGGACGTGCCACCGACTCGAATATCGAACTGTGCCACGCTGCCAGCCGGGGCAGTGTTAACCATCCACAGCGGCAACTCAGTCAGCGTCCGCGATTCTGGCCACCGCGAAACGGTGACTAGGGTTGAAACCGTGAGACTGGCCGTTTCGCCGGTGAGGGGGATAACCAGCGTCGAGCCTGGGAACTGGTGAACGTGATCCGCCCGCGCTGCATCGCCGCTCGTGCCGGCCGCCGCTGACGCTGCCAGGTTCGACGGGGCTGTGGCGCCAACCGCCAGGTTGCTGACGCCCGCGCCGATCGCGGTACGGGCTGCCGCCTGATCAGCCGCCTCCACCACCGCCCGGCCCGTGGCGGAGCTGATCGCCTGCCACCATGCCGCCACCGCCTGCCGCACACGCTCCGCTGTCCAAGCCCGCCGGGTCGTCGCCGTGCCGGCCTCGGCCTCAGCCTGGGTGATCGTCGCGGCGGTCCACTCGCGGGCGTCGCTCAATCGACTGTCGGTGGTCGGCACGTAGCCCGCCAGTGCCGTGGCCAGCGCCGCCGGCTGCACCGCCGTGCCCGCCAGCGCCCCCTGCGCCGCCGTGGCCGCGCCCAGCTCTGCCGGCGTCGGCTCCACCCCCTGGACCGCTACCAACAGGCTGCCGTTCACCGCGTGCTGACGGCCCAGTGTCGCCACCTGCTGCGCCCTGCTGGCGGGCCTGGTGCTGGTCAGTCCGCCACCACCCGCCACCCACAGCGGCCCCCGGCTGTAGGCCGCCGTGCTCACCCCCAGCAGCTCACCCGCGATGATCGCGTGGCCCTCGCCGTTGTGGGGCAAATCGTCTCGCAGGACTCCATTCGCATACTCGGCCCCAGGCGTCGCCGGGTCCGTCGCCACGATCTGCAACACATCAGTGTCACCCACCGAATCGCCTGCGGTTACCGGCGTGCCTCGCGTCAGCGGGCCCCCGCTCACGTTCTTGACGTGGAAGTACAGGGCCCCCGCAATATCCCCATGGATGTGCGGGATCACCACCGCGTTAGTTGCCGTGACCGCCACGCCGGCCGCCAGCAGCTTCCGCGCCAGCTCCCGATGCTCCGGCGTCTGCAAGCCCGCCTCAGTGGCGCTGGCCAGCGGCAGGGTCACATCAGCCCCGGTGCTGCTGCTGAGCACCAGCGTGGCTGGGTCGTAGCCCAGGTCGGTGCTGCCGCCGGTGGCCACCAACGCCCCGCCGACGATCGATAGGCCCGAGCCCAGGCTCAGCCCGGAGAACACCCCGCCAGTGCCGGTGAACACCAGCCGGTTGGCGGGCAGGCCGCTGATCGTCAGCCCCGCGAAGGTGGGCGATGCGGCGGAATCCAGCGCCTGTGGCAGGCTGGCGGCGCCAGGGACGACGAGGCCATAGGCGTACGGGTCGTTGCCGACCTTCTGCACGATCTTCCCTGCATCGCCAACGCCAGCCGGCAGGCCGATTCCTGGGGGGCCCGACTGGGTGGTGACGCGGATGACTGTGGGGCAGCTCATGGATCCCTCCGGGCCGGACGGGCCGCGACGGTGACAGGCATGAATGCCAGGTGGTGGTCATCGGCCAGGGTCGGCCCCGGCGCCACCATGAGCACATTCAGCCAGTATTTCTTTCCAGCGCGGAGGCTGTTCACCAATGCTTCGGGTGCGATCACGTCAACCACACCATTAACGGCATCGGTAACGGTGGTCAGCGTGTACTTCTGCCGCTGTTTTTCATCGCTCAAGACAGCGTTCACGTCCCAGCCTATAAACGACCACTCTTCGGTTTGCTGAGCGTTTGAGAACAGCTCAAAGCTGGCCTTTCCGTCAAGCCCCTGCTCAAGCGGCCATGTTTGATCTTCGACCCATGCCACGGTTCAGGCGCTCCGCTGCTATCTCAGTTTTCCGCCGTCCACGCCTCGTCCGTCTCCGGAGTGGCGGGATCGTCGGCGCGGAACTGACCATTCTTCACCCGCGCCCGCTTCGGCAGTTCGGCGGCGGGTTGCGGCTGGCGGCCCATGGCGCCCTCCATTTCTTCGACGGTGGTGCCAACGGGCAGTGCGTACGAGGTCATGACTGGCTCAGAAGTTGTGATGGGGCCCCGGAGGGCCCCAGGGTGATCAGCGGTCCTCGTGGAGCCGGATGATGTTGGTTCCGGTGGGGGCATCGCCAGCGGTGCCAGCGGTTGCCCGCACCGCAGCCACCCGAACGTCACCGGTGACACTGCCAGCGACCCGCGCGATTTCGCGGATCTGCTCACCGGTGAAGGCGATCACCTGCTTACCAGGCGCGCAGGTGACGACCGCCAGGGTGCCGTAGGTCGAGGCGGTCGTAGACCCCTCGGGCACGTGGGCCACCTGGACGGTGTATTTCCCGCCAGAGCCGGTGACGCCATTGACGACGAGTTTCACCACGTCGTTGGCTTCAAGCCGGGTGTTGAGGATCAGTTCTGCGCCAGTGCGATTGGCGGCAGGTCGGCCGCGAGTGCCAGCCCGGACGGCTCCCACCAGGACGGTGAGAGCGTCAAAGTTGAGCCCCCGGCGATCCAAAAGGCCAGTAGAGCGAGCGCCCATGATGTTGTTACCTCAATTGGGTGGGAATGGATCAGGCCACCACGGTGGCGTTAGTGACGCCGTAGAGGCGGCTGGCGGCGCGGCCGTGGTAGATGGTCATCAGCACGTACCACTCAAACCGCGTGCGATCGGCCGGGGCGTCATCCACCTCGCCCAGGGCGCGGATGGAGGGGCCGAACTCCCCATTAATCTGCCCCTGGTGCATGGTGCACAGGTTGTCGCCAAGGGCGACGCAGTAAATGGAGGTGGAGTTGGCGCGGCCTTCGGTTTCGGTGAACGGCTGGATGAGCTGGTTCTGGCCGTTGACCTTGGTGGTGACGATCTCAACTTCGTTGAAGAACGTCGCGGCGCGGCCGAATTGATTCGGCTGGAAGGTGATGAAGCCAGCCACGCCAGTGGCCCGGCTGGCGGCGCTCAGGAGCCGCTTCATCCGCTGGTTCATCACCAGCACCTTCCGTCCGCCTGGGGCGTCGGTCGCGTCAATCAGCTCTTCGAGCGCCGCCAGGGAGAGGGCCCCGGTGCCGCCAACGTCGATGGCCTGGGAGCTGCCGACGTTGATTCGCTTCCGCAGACCGTCAAGGCTGCGGGGGTCCGCGTCTGTGTCGCCGTTGATGAAGACATCTTCAAGCCGGAGGCGCATGGCCTCCATTTTCATCTGAATCTGCTGAGTGCGAGCACTCTCGCCCTGCGTGTTCAGGATGAAAGTATCAACGTCAATTTCGCTGGATAGGATGCTGTACCGCTCGGACTGCGGGTTGATGACGCCGTAGGTGGCGTCCGCAACCTCGCCAACGCCACGGAAGCCGACCGAAGGCAGCTCGGCCACCCGGTCGTAGAACACGCCCTGGCCGGGGGTGTTGATGAACGGAATGATGCCGGACAATTCCCCGGCGGAGAGCTCCTGGTAGAGGCCGCGCTTGAGCATGTTCTGCTCAGACTTGGCAGCCTCCAGCATGGTGATACCCATGATGATCTGGAAGAAGAGGGTGGTTTGCTGATGGCATCACGCCGGGTTGCGACGGGTTGGCATCACGCCTCCCTGTCCCATGCCATCAGCAGACCAGTACCCCGTAAGCCGTTACCGGCGACGCGGCGCCTGTGCCTTGAGCCCCTCGGCGATCAGCTGAGCGCCGGACAGGGAATCAAGGTCCAGGCCACCGGGGAAGCTCCCATCGCGACTGTTGCGGGAGCCGGAGCCGGAGCCGTACTTGGGCTTAAAGTTCGCGCCGTGAACAGGGTCGGCGCTCAGCTCGGCGAAGTGCTTGCGCAGCGTCTTGGGCTTGCCGTCCTCATCGAGTGCGGCGGTCTTCCCGTCGGCATCCAGCAGATACATGCCGTTCTTGCCCTCTGCGTAGCGGTGGCCAAACCGCGCCCAGACGTAATCAAATGGCATGGTCCCGTCGATCTTGGAGGCCTCGGCCAGCCCCTCGGAAGCCAGGAATTCGGCCTGCGCCTTGACCCGCAGCGCCTCCCGCTCCGCCCTGGTGGTCCGCTCCTGCAGCTCGCTGCGGACGCTGGCCATCTGCGCCTCGTGCTTCCGCTGCAGATCCTGCACCTGCGCGTTGGCCTGCGCCTCGGCGAGCTGCCGTTGCTGCTCAGCAGCCTCAGCCTTGGCCTGCGCCTCGCGGAGCAGCTCCGGGTTGACCTGTCCGACCTGCTTGAGCTGGCTTTCCAGCTGGCGCTTCAGGCCTCGCTCAGCTTCGAGTGCACGGGTCAGCCTCTCAATATCCTCAGCCGTCGGGGCGCCGCCAGCAGGCTGCTCCCCGCCAGCGGGTGCGGGATCAGCGGATCCGCCGCCGTCGGCCTCGCCTGGCGGGGTGGGGTCGACAGAGCGCAGCAGCGCACGGAGCGCAGGGTGGTGGGTGTTGAATCGCATCGTGGCATCACGCCGTAGTGCGTCTCAGCTTTCCGGCCTGCCTGACGGCATCAGCGATCAGCCGCTCCCGGCGCTCGCGATCCTGCAGTCGGACCCGGTTGGAGAGCGCCATCAGATCGGACAGCTCCGACGCGACTGGCGGCTGACTGAAGGCGATCGGTTGGTCGTCCATGGCTGCTCAGAATCGAAACGCGACGATCGCCGGATCAGCGGCGGCCAGCGCCTGGGCCTCGTCGGCGGAGAGCATCAGATCCGAGGCGGTGAACCCCAGCTCCTGCAGCTGCAGCCAGCAGGCAACCGGCCGGCCCCAGTCCCACGCGAGAGCGGGAATCTCATCGAACGGGGCCCGCGGGATCAGCCCGCCATCCGCGGGTTGTTGGGACAGGCCGAGATCAGCAAACTTCGTGCCGCCCTGGATGTAGTCCGATGATATGGGCTCCACCTTGAACGCCCCGCCATTGCGGCGAATCTGACCGATGGCGGAGGCGTTGAAATCGGCGGTTGAGACTGCGGACGCCGTAGTGGCGTCTGGCGCACGGAAGTACCAATAATCGGCGGTTGTGTCGATCCCGGCTGCCGTTGCCGCATCCGGCTGGTAACCGGAAGTCAGCAGAAACGGCGGGGCATCCTCCGGGAAGTACTGATCCCGGATATACTTGTAGTTTGTCGCATCGCCCCTCAGTTGAGTCAATGACGGGTCGCTCTGCTGTACGTGAAACTCTCCCCCGTAGTTCTTGAGGTACGAGAACACGGCCGGAGTCCACCCGTATCCGGGGTCCTGTTCATAGCCGATAGTCCGAGATTCACGATCCACGAGCTTGCCGTAGCCGTAGCCGCGCAGCAGATACAGCCACACGTAGGCGTCAGTCTCCCACCTGTTGCTGTTGGCGTAGGTGGTCACGATGCGGGATTGAAGCCGTGGGATGTCTTCGTAGTCTGGGGGTAGTGCTTCATACCAGTACCACTCACCACGGTTATCATCAAACCTAGTCCAGTAAGTAAGGGTCTTCTTGTATCCCGTGTTTACATAAGAGTCATCGATAGACACTCCAGTTACATACGTGTAAGCTTTTTGCAGCAAGGTCCGCAATTCATCCGGGCAGTCCACAACGTTAATCCCCGTGGACGAGACGACCACCGCCTTAACGATCGCATTAACCTGGGGATTTGAGTATTGCGTGCTGAGCGTGTCATACATGACATACTCAAATACATCACCAAATCCCGGATTTGGCGGAAACGACGACTCCGTGGGCTCTGGCGTGCTGATGCCTACTCCCGTTTCGGTTGCGTTGATCACCTGAACGTAGAAAATCAGCACCAGCCTATCTTTGCCAGCTGGTAGGCATTGCCACCAAGTCAGGCCTTGGCTGTCGTTATTCTGAAACGGACTATCCACCGCAGCTACGTGCTTAATCTGCGGAAACTCAATCCTCACCTCTTGGCTTCTGTCGCCGGTGGTCACGATAATCGCGTGGTTGGTGTTGAGGTCGGCATCCGCCCGCGATTCGTACCGCCACCATGCCGAGGCCACCTGAAACGCCTTGCCGAACCGCTTCGCCGTCACGGGCTCCACGGGATCGAATTCCGGCACGGCCCGGTTTCGGTCGGACTGGAACAGGGCTGCCAGCTGATCAACCCGGCGCTGAGCCTCCCTGACCGCCAGGGCGCCATCCTCCCGCGTTTCCAGCTGCTGGCGGTTGGCTGCCTGTAGCACCCGCGCGGCGTCGCCGGAGATGAACGGCGGCTGAACCGCGATCCTGGTGGTCATGTCGGATCGGGAATCACGGTCACATCATCGGCAACCATGAAGTAATCCATCGCGTAGGGCTGCCCCGCCGAGATGATTTTTGACGGGTCAAAACGAAATAGATCGGTGATATTCGTGAACCACGTAGTAGTGCCGCCGCTGACGGTGCCCAGCACCAAGTAGGCGGTGTCAAACTGCAGCCCCAACCCGCCAGAGGATGCCTGGAATGTCACGGCCTGCACCGTGCTCTGCGCCATCCCCAGGGCCGGAGCGATCGTTGCGGCGGGAACGGTCCACTCCACCCGCGCGTAGCCGTTGGAGGCCTGCGCCGTGATCTCCGCAGCGTCCCATTGCGCGGTGGTTGAGTTGCGGGTGAGGCCGCCGGTGTTCTGCGCCAGGCACATCCGGGCCCTGAGGCCTTGGTATGACGTGGTGTGCACCCGAATCAGCTCAGCGTCTGACCTCTCGAAAATGATCATGATCTGATGATTGAGAACGCGCCGGTGGAGGAAAATGAGGCGGTGTAGCTGGCTCCTGCTGTGAGGGTCACGGCCTGGGGCTTAATCAGTTTTCCGGTACTGACCGCCTGGCTGGTGACCGTTTGCGATGTCGACACGGTGATGTCAAACGTGTTCGTGGTGACATTCGCTACGGTTCGGGTTCCGTTCATCCACGCGAACGGCAGCCGATCGGCGACGATCACATTGCCGTTGGCGAGGCCATGGCTTGCGCTGGTGAGCGTTGCGGTTGTGCCGGTCTGCGCCACATTCGTGATGGCCACCTGACCAGCGGCGGACAGGAAGGCAGCGCCAATCAGGTTCTTTGATGGCGCGGTGTCGTTGTAGAACGCGATTCCCTTCATTGAGTAGCCGGTGCCGGTGGCTGCGAATGAAGGAACATAGGTAACGAAAAAGCTGTACTCTCCACCGACGTACTCGGCTGGCGGGCTGACAGCGGCAACCACT